GCGGGGGGCGCGGGTGCTCGGGACCGCGTAACGATGGCGGATCCGTCGTCCGTCGTCGTCGTGATTGGCGGGCAGGACGTCACGAAATTCGCCCGCGTCGGGCGCCTGCGGATCGATGACATCATCAACGACGCGCCGAATACGGCCGCGTTGTCGGTCGTGTTTGCGCCCCGCGTCGGGGTCTTTCAGACGGCCCCGTTCGCCCCGCACGCGTTCGATCCGGCCGGATTCAACACGCGCGACAATCCGTCGCCGCTCTTCTATCCGCCGCCGATCCCGACGGGGTCGTCGATTCAGATTTATACCGACGGCGGCGCCGTGCAGCTCTTCGGCGGCGAGATCCTGACGCGCGATCAATACGCCGAATTCGATCAGCCGCAGCACGTCCGGCTTGACCTGACCTGTACCGACTACACGCGGATCTTGAATTACCGCAAAGTGTCGCGAGAATACCCGACGCTGTCCGCGACGACGATCGTGATTGACCTGATCGCTAATTTCGCCCCGATGATCGGGCCGTCCGCGGTCGAAGCGGGGCTCGGCTCGATCGACGGCGGGATTACGTTCACGTTTGAGGATGTCTCGCGGGCCCTGTCGCGCATTGCCGAAAAGATCGGGGCGTACTGGTACGTCGATTACGCGGCGCAATTGCATTTCTTTACCGGGACGGAAGCGGGGGCGACGCCCGCGCCGATTGTCCCCGGGGGCCGGTTCGCGGATTTCAAGATCACCGCGGACCTGTCGCAGGTACGAACGCGCATCCTGGTCGAAGGGGACGGCGCGACGGTCGCGTTGACGCTCCCCGCGGGCGACGCGATTTTGCCCGTCAGTCAGACGACGCCGTTCGATGATGCCGGGGGCCTGGCGACGTTGGGCCCCTGGCGCGTGCGTTACACGGGGATCCACGACGGCGACGCGTCGACCAACACGGTCGGGCCCGTGACGGGCGGGTCGTCGGGGACGCCAGGCACGCCCGATAGCCCGCCGCCCGCCGCGCCCGGGGCGCCGTCCGCGACGCCCGCGAGCGCGTCCACCGCGGGGGCGCTGTCGGGCGGGCCCTACCGGTACGCGGTCACGTTCGAATTCGCCGATACGTCGCGTTCCGATCTGGGCGCCCCGTCCGCGCCCGTGACGATTGCGCCCGCGAGCCAACCAGGCCCGACCCCCGCGGCGTTGCTGTCGACGCCCGACAAGGGCCCGATCGCCGTCGGGGTCAGTTCCGCGTATGCGACGTCGTATGTCGCCGCCAATGGCGCGGAAACGGCCGCGTATGACCGCAGTGGGTTCGCGATTACCGGGCGCCCCGTCGCCGCCCCGACGTCGTTGAACCTGAGCGGGATCGGAGGGTCGTTAGCGCCCGGGTACTACCAGTATGCCGTCACGTATTTGACGCCCGCGGGCGAAACGCTCCCGTATACGATCTATACGCAAATCGGATCGTTCGCCGGGTTGCACTTGTTCTTGCCGATCGCGCCCGACGGGCGCGTCACGGGCCGTCGGGTGTATCGGTCCAGCGTGTCGACGGCGCCGATCCCCCCGGTGGGCCTGCCGTGGCGTCACGTCGTCGACGTGCCGAACAATACGTCGACCGGGTACGACGACACGACGGCGGACGCGAATCTGCCCGCGAAGAATTACCCCGCGTTTTCGTCCGCGACCGACGTCGGCGAAGCCGCGACCGTCACGCTTCCGGTGTCGCCCGATCCGCGCGTCACGAAGCGGCGCCTGTACCGGAAAGACGGACCCGGGGAATATCGCCTCATTGCGGAGATTCCCGACAACGATACCGTCACATTTCACGACGTGATCCCCGGCGTCGGGGGCAACCTGGCGCCGACGGTGAATCAGATCACGACGGGCGCGATCACGGTCAGCGGGATCGCGACCGGGCCCGCGGGGACGATCCGCCGTCGGGTGTTTCGAACGGCCGCGGGGGGCTCGCTCTACCGCGAGCTCGTCGCCCTGGCCGACAACACGACGACGACCTATCTGGACAACACGGCGGACACGGGGCTTGGCGGGACGCCGTTTCCGCCGCTCGGGACGCCCGGATCGCCGGGAACGCCAGGCACCCCCGGCACGACGCCCCCGACGCCGAGCGGGTCGTCGACGATTCAAGTCGTCAGCCTGGCCGGATTCCCGGCGTCGGGATGGGTCAAGGCGGGCGAAGGCGTCCCGATTCGGTACACGGGAACGTCGACCGCGGGCGGGAATTTCCTGACCGGGATCCCGGCGTCGGGCCCGGGGGCGATCGCGGGCGACATTCCCGCGGGGACGGCCCTAACGGCGGTCCCGGCGCTCGTCGGCGTGTCGCCCGTCCTGGCCGTGACGATGGGCGACGCCGTGCAACTCCTCGCGCAAGTCGACGACGTCCCCGCGCAGAACGCCCTCGCCGCGATCGAAGGCTCTGACGGGATCATCGAGCATTACATCCAGGATCGACGACTCAACCAGGCGGGCGCGCAGGCCCGCGGGCTCGCGGAGCTCGCGCTCTTCAAAACGATCGAAACGCAATTGTCATACACGACCCACGACGTCGAAACACGAAGCGGCCGAACCGTGCATGTCGACCTGCCCGCGCCGACGAACATCGCGGGCGATTTCCTGATCCAACGCGTCACGATCGACGACGCGTCGATCGCGGCGCACTATTACCCCCGTCGGAAAGTCGAAGCGTCGACCACGCGATTCAGTTTCGACGACGTGCTTAATCGGATCCTGATGGAGCAGCACTAAATGGCGAACGTCCTGAAACATCGATTCGCGAGCGGGAAAGCGGACGGCGGCGACGCGTCGCAGATTCAGCCATCGCATTGGAACGACGGGCACGCGTTCACGGGGGGCGCGACGGGCGACATCCTCACGCGGGATCTGACCGACGCGAATTTCGGCGCGACGTGGACGTCGGGCCAATGGCAGTTCTACACGCCGAATTGGAGTGCCCTGCTGGTCGCGCCCGCGCTCGGGGACGGCAATATCTTCGGCCGCTACCGGGTGATTGGCAAAACCGTGTCGTACGCGTTGCGCCTCGCGACCGGGGCCGGGACGACGTACGGGAGCGGGATTTGGATGTTCACGCTCCCGTTTCCCGCGTTCGTCGATTATCAAGCCGTGCTGGTGGGAACCGCCCTGGCGTACACGGCGGGTCTGACGGCGTACACCGGGGACGCGGTGTCCGCGGTGCTGTATGTGACGGGCGCCAACGATCGCGTCACGGCCGTGATGAATACCGGCAATCAACACGCGTACGCGCCGTTCCTGCAATCGACGATCCCGTTTACGTGGAGCGGGGCGGGCAATTGGCTACACCTGCAAGGCACGTACGAAATGGCGTGAGAAGGGGGTCACCGTGGGACTGATCAGTCTCGTCGTCACGCTCGTGATCGCCGGGATCGGGGTGTACCTGATCGACCTGGCGCCGTTCATCGATCCGACGGTGAAAGTCATCATCCGCTGGGTCGTGATTGCCGTGATTCTGCTCTGGCTCGTCACGGTGTTTCTGGGCGATGTCGAGCTCCCGCGGTACCACCGGTGACCCTGACACTTTCGCCTTAAAAATAGGCAGAAATGGGGCATGTGGGGCGCCCCATTGGGGCGCCCCCTTTGCTAAGTCGTTTAAAAAGTAGTAGTTAACACGTAGGACTCTGCCCTCCTAAGGCGGGGGTCGCCCGTTCAAATCGGGCCGGGCGCACCAATAGAATCAACAACTTAGAGCCAATCGACTTGCTCAGTGGCGCCCCACGCCCTGATCAGCGATACTTAAAAATAGGCGTAAATACGCACGGTCGTGGAAAGTGGGGCGCCCCCTGGGGCGCCCCCGAAAGCGAAAGTCGGCAGACGCCAGGGCGGGCGCCCCCGGCGACATTCCTCGACCCCCCCGAAATAGTCAGGGTCGCGGGATGTCGGTCTGACGCGAAATCAGTTAAGGCGGATTGCCGGGGCTCGGTTCAGGGCTGGTGGCGTGCTTCGACCGTGCGCGCGCCCGTCGACGGGTTGATTGTGACCATCACGCGACGCGCCGCGAACTGCGCCTCGGTCATGTCGAAGATCTTTCCTGTCGGCGCCTGGCGTCGGTCCGTCCAGACGTGCACCTGAATCATGCGCCCGCGCATCCTGGGCAGTAGCGCGTCGGCGATTTGGAAGAGCGCCGCATCATCCTCTGCCACCGACTCGTCGACGACGATCGCCACCATGCTCCCCTGACGCGCGATTAGTTGAAACGGCGGGGCGGGCGGTCCAGGGTGGCAGGCACTGGCGACGACCGCCACCAGCATCGCCGCCCGCAGCACTCGACACAGGCGGGCGATCATGCCTGGCCTGGCGTTTTCTTCACCAAGCGCATTCGCGGTTGGACGGGGAGTTTCAGCACGTTCGCGTACGCGGGCGCCGCCTTCGCGATCGCGGCGGCGACGCGCTCGGAGACGGCGCCCTTGGTGTACCGCTTGGTCATTTCGAGCGTCGCGTGTTGCAGCAGCTCGGAGACGGCGCCAATGTCGCCCGTACGCCGGTACATCTCCGACCCGAAACTGTGCCGCAGGTCGTAGGGCTTGCAGCGGGGCGGCAATTGTTCGAACGCCGACACCCAGGAAAAATCGCCGGTATCGTCGGCGTGTCGCCTGGCCGCTTTCGTCGCATGCCAGATCCCAATCCGCCACGTCTTGCCGATGGACGAATTGGAGTACGACCGGCCGAAGAGATTCGCGGCCGCAAAGTCACGAAACGCGTCGACCGCTTCCGGCAAGAGCGCGACCCACGCGCCCTCCGCGCCCTGGCCCTTCCGCCGCGCCTGCAAGTAGACGCGCGCGTTCGCGAAATCGAGATCCCGCGGCCGCACGCGTCGGAGCGTCGCAGGCGGGATGCCTGTCCAGGCCATGACGCGCAGGCGGACTTTCGTCACGCTGACGTCGGGCCGCGGTTCACCCTTCACGGCGCGTCCGTAGCCTGGCAGGGAATCGAGGATTAGGCGAATGATGTGAACCGGGATGTCGCGCGGTTCCTGTTTGGGCTCGCGCATGAATTTGATCGTGGCGGTCGGATTCGGCGCGTCGACGCCGTCGAGCGTATGAAAGAGCTTCCGCAACCTGGACAAGCGTTTATTGACCGTCGCGACGGCCGCGCCCGCGTCGAGCCAGCGGGAAATCTGCGCGACGATGTCGATCCGCTTGATCGATGCCCGCGCCATGGCGCCCACGGGCGAGTCAATCCAATGCTGCAACACCCATCCGCTCTCAGTCCGGTACTTCGCATCCGGCAGCATGGCGAGGTACGCGGGAATGTCGGCCGCGAGTGATCCCGCCGCCGTCGGCGCGTCGCTCGTGGTGATCAGGTCGCGCTTCGCGCCGAGCTGCCACGCGATCATCGTGTTGACCGCCGTGCCCAACGGGTATACCTGGCGGACGCGTTGTTGCGCGCCGTCGCGTGAGCTCCCTAACCGGACTTCAGCGACGAGCCGCTGTCCGTCACGATAGATCCCCGGGGCGATCTGGACTTTGTTCTGTTTGCGCGGCATCACGCGCACTCCGCCTGAGTCTTACCGGTCATAGTAGAAAACTCCTTTTGCAGGAAGTCTTTGGCGTACGCTAGCGTAGAGATTCGGTCCCCCAAATTTCTGGGTGTTTGCTGAATAGGGGCCCCGCATGCCGCCGCCGCCGCCGCCATCTCCGACCGCTGCAACGATGGACAAGCTCCAATGGGTGCTTCAGCAGTACGACGCCCTCCTACCGGAGGGACAGGCCGCTATCGACGAGGCCCTTTTGGCCCTGCCGCGCCGCCCGGTATCGGAGCTGTCCCGCTCGTCGACTGTGCGGGCGGCAGCGCATTGGCCACCGACAAGAGTGCCGACCGCCCGGCGATCGTCGTCTCGTTGAATTTCCGCACGATGTGCGCGGCCTCTGGCGAGAGCGGTGTCTCGCGCGACGAGAGCACGGCGTACACGATGTCCACAAGTGCCAGGTGCAGCGCGCTGGCGTATTTGTCGAGGCTCTCGGGGTTCCCGACGTCGCCATTCTCGATCGCCTGCACCGTCTTATAGCTCGGCCCGCCCGCCCGCTCGACGTCGATAGGCTTCCATTTCCGCGCGAGCCGCGCGCGTTGGAGATGTTCGCCAACGCCCTGCCACATTTCCGCCGATGTCACTGCGCCTACAGTATAAGAATTTTGTTCTAGCGTTTGCGGCAATTACCCCTCGCGACGTCCTAGTAGTGGAATTAAATCCTAGCACAGATTAATTTTCCTTGACCGTCCCGGAAAACTTTTCTAGATTCTACGGAAATGACTTTCCGGGAGCTCTTGCACCAAGCCGGGATGACCGGCTACCGGCTGTCCAAGCTCAGCGGGGTCGAGCAGACGACCATCTCGCAGCTCGAACTCGGCAAGGTCCGCGATCCCCGCTGGTCGACCATTGCGGCCCTGGCGGGCGCGCTCGACACCGCGCCAGGCACCATCGCCAAAGCCATCGCCGAAACCCCGAAACGGCAGACCACCAAACGGTCGTCGGCCAAACGCCCCGCCAAACGGAGGATCGCGTGACTGTGAAACTGCCGCCCGTGACCGATCTCGCCGCGCTGCCGCTAATTCTCACGTTGAAAGAGGTCGCCGCGGTCTATCGCCTGAGTATTCCGACGATTCGCCGCGGCCTCAAGAATGGGACGTTCTCCCCGCGGCCGTTTGATGACTATCCGTACCGCTGGCGGCGGGACGATGTCGCCGCGGATCTGAAACGCCCGCGACAAGAGCGACCCCACAAGCTGCACGGGTTTGCGGCCGCGCGCGCCAAACGCGCCAGTTAACGCGATCCCGCCTGGGTGTCATGAAGGGGCACGAAATGAAACCGCCCAGTTTTCCGTTCTACGTGAAGGATTGGTTGAGCGGCACGCGACGCCTGTCGCTGGCGGCGAAGGGGGCGTACATTGACCTGTTGGCCTGGTCCTGGGACAACGGGCCCGTGCCGCGAAACGTCACCGAAATCGCCAAGATCCTGAGCGCAACCGACAGCGAAACGACGAAAATCTGGCGTCAACTTCGCACGCGCTCGTTCCGCAAAGTACCGAATGGCTATGTCAATCCACGGCTCGAACAGGAGCGGGCTAAGTCGAAGGCGTTCACGAAGTTACAGGCTGAAAAGGGACGTCGATCCGCGGCCCGCAAAACTCAACCGCGGTTCAACCGCGGTTCAACCGCGGTTGCAACCGACGGTCAACCTGCACTTGCACTTTCATCTGCATCTGCATCTATAAGAGAAAGTACAAGCCCAAGAGCAGTGCGCGCGCTGCGCGCACAACTCACCAATCCCTCTGTTAGGCCGCTGACGAAGATCGCACACGGCATCCTCGACGAAGTCGGCACCGGCGCACTCCACCCGCTCGACGTGCACGAAGAACTGAAGTGTCAGGCGGCGCGCTCGCATCTGCCCCACGACGGGCGGACGCTCACCAAGGCGCTCGACAATGCCCTCACGCAACGGAAACTCCGATGACGACCTCTATACCGCCCGTCCCGATTACGGACGCGTCGGAAGCCCTGGCGGTCCTGCCGCCCGACGCCCCCGATCTGCATGTGTCCCGCGCGCCCGCGGACGTCCTGGCGGAAGCTCGAAACGCCGCCAGGGCGCTCGCCGACGTCCTGGACGCGAAGCCGCACAAAGTGATCCTCAACGGCGAAGTCTATTTGGAGTTTGAGGATTGGCAAACGCTTGGACGCTTCTATGGGATCACCGCGAAGATCGTTGAAACCAGGTACGTCGAATTCGCGCATCTCCGCGGGTTCGACGCGCGGGCCGTCGCGATTAGGTCAGACGGCGCGGAGATTTCCGCCGCGGAAGCGTCGTGTATGACGGACGAACCGCATTGGCGCTCGCGGCCGCTCTTCCAATTGCGATCGATGGCGCAGACCCGCGCGTGTGCGAAGGTGCTGCGCAATGTCCTGGCGTGGGTCGTCGTCCTGGCGGGGTACAAGGCGACGCCCGCCGAAGAGCTCGTCGACCAGGCGCCCGGGCCGCGGTCGATCCCGTCCCCGCCCCCGGCGCCGTTCGCCGACGAGCTCGACGTCGCCGTGGTTCACGTCAGCGACATCCGGCAAAAGCCCACGGCGAGCGGGTCGCCGCGGTTCATGATCATCGCCAGCGACCGCGAACGGTACGCGACATTCCGGCGTGAGCTCGCGGAGCTCGCGAAGGGCGCGAAGGACGCGGGGACCGAAGTCGAGATCGTCTACAAGACCACGAAATACGGCCGCGACGTCGTGACGCTCCGCGGCACCGGCGACCGCATTAGGGGCGCGCTCTCCCATGACGACGGCGCGGAGCCCGTGCTGTGAAGGACGTCATCACGTCCCGCGGCGTGTCGTTCCGCCGTCCGACGGAGGACGAGCGGAGCGAACAAGGCTCGATCAGGAATCTGGCCCTGCAAGTCAGCGGCGTCGTCTATACGCTCGGCTCGAAACGGGCGACGTGTTGCGGGACCTGCGGGGCACCGTCGACCGATCCGACGACCCGGCAGACGCCAGGCCTGGCCGACCTGGTGGTCTTCCTCCCGCCGCCCCCGCGGCAAGCGACCCGCCCGTGGACGATGGTCTGGGTTGAATGTAAGGGCCGCGGCGGGACGCTGTCCGACGAGCAAGTCACATTCCGCAAGCTCAGCCAGGCCGCGCACGTCGCCCACGTCGTGGGCGGGTTGGATGAATTCATCGCGTTCCTGTCGGCCGGTGGTTGGGTCAGTACGTGGGAATGACGGACGACAAAAAAGGGACTCCCCAAAATGTGTAAAAAAGTGCCGGCACTTTTGACAATTTTTACGATCGCGTCTGCGGGCCTGGCGGTCGGATGTGGCGACACGGTCATCCGACTCCCCGCGACGCCGACACCCGTCGCCCCGACGCCCGTCGTCCGTAACGCGGTGCAATTCCGCGTCCTGGGCAATCCGCTCAGCGTCCGCGTCCGGTACAGCACGCCAGGCGACGGACTCGCGCAAGTCGTCACGACACTCCCGTACGAAAACGGGTTCACGACGACGGCGACGTCGCTGTTTCTGAGTCTCGACGCGTCCCCGACGGCATATCCGGTCGGGACGTTGTTTCCGTTTTTCAGCGTCCAGATCGTCGTCAACGACGCCGTGTTTCGCGAAGCGACATCGCAGGAAGCGACCTTGATCGGGTTGAGCGTCAGCGGGACATGGCGCCAGACGACGGGCCCGGGCGAACCGTAAACGCGTTGACCTGATCTGTCATGCCGATGATCTATTGCCCCGAACCAGGTTGCGGCGCGTTGGTTGCTCGCGGCCGTTGTGCGGCGCACGCCCGGGACGTCGACCTGGCCCGCGGGTCGCGGCAATCGCGTGGGTACGGCAACCGGTGGGCCCGACGCTCGACACTCTTTCGGGCCCGGTATCCGTTGTGCGGTATGCGGCCCGACGGTCGGGCGCCCGTCATGTCGCAGTGCTTCGACGAAGGGCGGCCGACGCTCGCGGACGTCGTCGATCACGTCGTCCCGCATAAGGGCGATCAGTCGCTTTTCTGGGACGAGCTCGGGAATTGGCAGTCGTTGTGTTCCACGTGCCACACGCGGAAAACGATCGCGGGATTGTGACGTTCGATGTCGACCGGATCGGCGTACTACAACGAACGCGACCCGTACGCGGCATCCTGGTTACGAGAGCTGATCAGGGCCGATCTGATCGCCCCTGGGGAAGTCGATGAACGGTCAATTATCGATGTTCGACCGGATGACATCCGACACTACCGGCAATGTCATTTCTTCGCCGGGATCGGCGGATGGTCGTACGCCCTCCGGCTCGCCGGATGGCCCGACGCCCGCCCCGTCTGGACGGGATCGTGCCCCTGTCAGCCATTCTCAGCCGCCGGGACGCGCCAGGGTGGCGCCGACGATCGACATCTCTGGCCGTATTGGGCGCGGCTTATCGTCGAGTGTCGCCCTGACACGATCTTTGGCGAACAAGTCGAGGGCGCGATTATCCATGGATGGCTTGACTCTGTTTTCGATGACCTGGAACGAGCGTCGTACGCCTGCGGGGCGATATGTCTTCCGGCTGCAAGCGTCGGGGCGCCGCACATCCGACAACGACTTTGGTTCGTGGCTCAGTCCCACGGCGGGCAGTCCCAACAGCCTGCGCGGGCAGGGGCAGGATCCGAGCGTGCGGCAGGCGCAGGGGCACACGGTCAACCTTCAGGACCAAGTACGCCTGGCGTCGTGGCCGACGCCGAATGCTGGCCCGCAGAACGACACCGATACGAAATGGGAGCAACGGCGGACCGCGTTGATCGCGACAACCGGCCGCGGGTTTGGGATGACGTTGGGCATGGCGAGCCAATTGGCGACATGGGCGACGCCCGCGGCCCGCGACTACAAAGGGCCGAACAGTACGCAACATGTGACGGAAACGGGGACGGGCCGAAAACATCTCGATCAATTGCCGAATCAAGTCGCGCATTCTGGGCCGATGTGGACTGGCTCTATTGCCGGGACGGCAAACGTCGGCCAGCTCAATCCGGCATTTTCCCGTTGGTTAATGGGGTATCCGGCCGCGTGGGACGACTGCGCGGATACGGTAACGCGATCGTTCCGCAAGTCGCGGCGGAAGTGATCCGCGCGTATATGGACGTGACGGAAAGCAGCTTGTGACCGGGATTATCAACAATGCGGGAAACATTCATCGCCCACGTTCAACGGTCGCGCGTATTGCAGTTATTGATCGCCGTTGGCGGAAGGGGCGCAACGACGGCCGACATCAGTAGTCCCGCGACCGGTGGGCACGAAGGGCCGCGACGCGTCCGCGAGCTGCGCGCGTTGGGGTATCCGATTCGCTGTCGGCCGCTCGATAACGGATGGTGGCTGTATTGGCTTCGACAACCGGGCGAACCCTGGCCCGGGCAAATGGAATTGTTCCCATGAACATTCGCCCGACGGCGGCGGTGTGTTTCCGTTGCATGCAACCGTTGGCGAAACGGCGTCGACAGTGCCGGAAGTGTCGGCGCTCGTATTGCTGGCCGGATTGTTACCGGGATCACCAACGCTTACACCGGGACGACCCTCGCAAGAATTGGAATTTCCGTAGGTTTTTCTGATGACTACTGATCCGCCGCACAACGACGTAACGGACGACACGCCGACGGACGGGGAAGTCGAGTTATCAACAATGCGGGAAACAACTTCGACAACCTGGCGAACCCTGGCCCGGGCAAATGGATTTGTTCTGATGACATCACCCAACGATCGCGACGCCGTCCCCGCGGACGACACGCCGACGGACGCGGAAACCGAAGTACAGGCCATGGTCGACATCGTTAAAGCACTGAAGCATGTCGACGATGCGGCGCGAGCGCGAATACTTCGATGGGCCGTCGACCGGTTCACATGAAACGGGCCCGTATTCATTGGGGA